TACTGAGGGTTACTGGGGATGAAGTCTCGTTAAAGTCCTCAACATTCAGCGCTGGGCCGGTGGTACCGATAAAACGGCCTGGGCGGCGGACATTGACTGTGTTACCAATCTTTGCACCGACAACCGCAAACTGGTCATCATAGTTACGGTCTACACGACCAGTAAAGGTCAAACTGTTTTCCAAGACCATCAACGCCTCGTTGGTGATCATGGAGATGGTTAGCAAGTTATTTGCCATGGTAATTCTCCAAATTAATTTTAAAGTTACCCGTCATCTAATCTTCCCAGAGGCCCTTGCAGCTTTCCATTGCTGGTAGGTGCCATGAAACTTACGGTCAGAATCCAACGCAATATCGCTAGGATTCCCACCGGCTTTTAATGGGTTAATCGGTGCCGGAGCATTAGACTTCTTCGCAACAGGTTCTCTTACGCTCGGTTTAGCTGGCTCTATTTTTTCAAATTTAGCCTCTAAACGCCCGATGGCACGGAGTTGTGAAGTGATGGATTTATCCGCCAATTCACGAGCAAAATCAGGATTTTCGGCCAAGTAATACAGGAGTTGTGGTCCTACATCACTCTCAATAATTGCATCGGTGACCGGTTGTGACACCGAGACATCGCTTGACGCAATCATTTCCTCATAATCCGGCATATCTTGTTTCGCAACATCTAGTCGGTCTTGGAACTTCTGCCGCATCCGCGACTGTTCCTCCTCAACCTTACGAGCCAATTCTGCTTGATCCCGCTCCCGCATCTTTCGATCAGTAGTCCACTCGGCCAGAGCCTCAGCATACTCTAAGGCATCATTGAATTGCGCTGGGTTTGGTTTAGGGTCAGGTTCTTCCGATTTCGGCGGATTTAACTTGCCTTCCAAATCCTTAATACGCGCCTCAAGACCCTCACGAGCAGTACGCTCACGGTCCGCATCTTGGCGGGCTGCTTCGCGCTGCTTGGTCAGTTCCGAAAACCGCTTTTCAAGTTTCGGGTTGTGTTTCTTTTCACCTGCTACAGCATCTGTTTCTGCGTCTGGTTCACTCCGCTCTTGCTCAACAGCCGGCTCCGCATCTGCGGCCTCAGTTGGAGACTCTTGAGTGGCTAAACCAAGTTTTTGTGCATGAAACTCAGCTAAATTCTCACTTGTTACTAAGTTACCAGCTTGTTTCCTTACCGGTTCCTGTGCTACTTCTGCATCTGACATGGATTAACTCCAAGAATAAACCCGATAAACCTATCGGTAGGTTAAATCTATTAGAAACTGTTTTTCAATAGTTGTCAACGAGGTCCCATTCCAGGCTGCTCTAACTGCTGCATCTCTTGTGCAGCCAGCTGCGCCATCATCTGGTCATCCATTGCGGGGTTAGTCAACGGTTCTTGGGCAACCGCCATCTCTTGCTGCAAGAATGGTGACTCATTCATATTAACTTCGCTCTCAGCAAACGCAGCCATTTGGCCTTGTTCCGCATCTCTACGGGATATTTCTTGCTGCAATGCGCGTGAGTCCATGCCCTTTAACAACAGTTTGGTAATAGCATCTAACTCGGACCGGTTTTGGTCGGTCATCGACTTCATGTTGGTTTGGTTTACCTTGGCCTCATTAATGGTCTCGGTGTTGTACGCCCTAGAGGTAACATCCATCAGCTTGCGCTTAGTTGACCCTTCTTCTTTCATGCGCTGCACATCGGTTTGATGCTGCAAGTTCATGGTCAGGGCTGCAATCTGTTGCTGCATATCGGCAACCATCTTTTGGCTGGCCATCAACTGCATTTGGACTTGTGGCGGAATGTCCGATTTCTCGTCAATCTTGGCCAATGGGTTCATCGCAGCTAGGCGGTCAGCAATCACATCTGCGCCTGGAAAGTCCATGTTGCGGAATATAAGGTCACCGGCAGCTTGGAATAGTTCAGGGTTAGATTGGATTAGAGGAATCATCGACTCAACTGCCTCCTGGCGCTTGGATTGGTAGCCTGGGCCAGTATCCATATAAACATCGTATTCGCCTACGGTTACATCATTCAGTATCTTTTCTGCGCCTGATTCATCCACGGCCCGTTGGTTAATCGTTACCATCTCAGGCTGGTTATCGTAGCCAATAATCCGCATGACACGCTCTTTGTCATAAATCCTTGGGATAAGGTCTAAGATTACGCGCCCAGTTTGTTTGAGTGAGCGGGTCAAATTGTCGTAATAATGGAAATTTGACATATCAATCTGCATCTGCTGGCCACGAATAGCCTTACCAGATTGGTTGCCTTGGGCCATCATATTTGGGTCAAATATCCCAACTACGGTCTGCAGGTCATTGTTGATAGCGCTTGTAGCCTCAACGATGCCGGCAGCTGGTGGCTCTGGTTGCAGTCTAACCGGTTGTGGAGCAGGTTGGCCCTCAATGTCTTTTTGCTTGTAACGCAATACCGGTGTGGCCTTAATGTTAGCCAGGTTCCATTCATTCTCATGGCCCTCATCTTGACCCTCTGCCAGTAACCATTTAGCCTTGGGCGCAAGAGCTACCGACTCAGTAAGAGCGGTACGCCAGTAGTTGTACATCCGCTGCGGGTCTTTAGCCATGCGCACAATGCCGTACTTCTTGCGCTTATCGTCCACCACCAACTGCTGGCCATAGACGGGAACAATAGGAATGTACTTACCGGCCCATGTGGATTCCTCTAAGATTTCTATGCCGGTCAGCTTTGCCCACTTAATGGTCTTGCGCATAGTTTCACGCTCGGCAACCACTTCAATTCCGGCTGCCATCATCATTTCATCGCTAGGCGCGTCATCTTTATAGACTTGCGTACCATCGGAAAGCATAAGCAATTTGGTCTTTTTGCGCTCGGTATACCACCACTCAGCGATCCGGATGTCATCTTTCATAATCCATTCGGCATCCGCATCACCAGTTCCACGCATATTAAAGTTACCGCCATCGTCTGCGTTAGGGTATTGCGCCTTAAATTCTTTCTTGCTCATTACCTCAGTAATCAGGCAGCACTCGGCATCTGCGCCATCTGGCATCTGACTGTTAGGGTCAAAGTAGACGGTAAAAGGGTTAGCAATTGGCTTAATATAGATTTCTTGGTCAAATGAGTCTGACCGTGTGTAGTCGGTAACAACCCGCCAGTAACCCCAGCCCATCCGCACCGCAAACTCAAAGGCCGTATCGTAGGCAGTATCTGCGTCCGAGTTGACCTCGATATGCTTAAAAATGCCCGTTAGGATGTCTGCTACCTTGGCGTTGGCAGCCGAGTTCATCGAGTGCGCTTTCATGCGGGGTCTAGCCTGGCGCTGCTGATTACAGACCTGGCGGATAAAGCCATCTAGTTTGTTAATCGTTAAACAGGGTCTGGCCTCAAGATTTCTAGAGTTTTGCACCTCTATTGGCCATTGATCCCCAGCGGAGAATTTAAGGTCATCCAAGGCATCTTGGCGATTGTAAGAGTCCGCATCATTGGCGAATCTCAGATATTTCTGTGCGTCTTGTATACGCTGGTCGTTTGCCATATTCATCCCATCCATGATCCAGCCGGTTGTTGCACGGCTCGTTTAGCTACCGATTTGCGGGGCTCATTCACTACTAATCCAAGATATTTAAACGCATCGGCACCGTGCGAAAAGATATCGTGCAGCGGCGTTTTACTGAATTGCTTGGTATCTGGGTCCACATCATATCGGTAATGTCTTAAACATTGTAATCCTTGATGGCAATTTTCTCTATCAAAATAACACTTGTTGAATATTGTCCTGGCTGCATTGATAGAGTCCGCAGTTGGGGTCCTTGGCACAATCTGCACCTTGTAACCGGCTGCCCTCACAATGTCGGCAATCGAGCGCCCAGCAGCTGCTAGAGTTGAGTTCTCAGCATCATGCGGCAGCCAGATGGTGTCATAGTGATATCCAAACTTTTGCATCTCTGCCATGTAATAGGACATGGTCTTTTGATTATCCTCAATGTACTTAATCAATCTGATCTCAAACCCAATAAATTGAACGAACCAGATGGCCGTATTATCAGACCAGCCAAGGTCAAAGACTGCATGAACCCCTTTCATTTGATCGTAAGGGACTTTGGTAATTCGCCCCTCCAAATCAGCAAGGGTTATCTCGTTACCGAATACCGCTCCATCCACGGTCTTACGGCAGATGCCCTCCCAGACGGTGTTGTAGGCCTCGATGTCCCGCATATGGAGGTTGTCTTTTTCCTCCCGCAGCGTCTGGGGAAACCACGGGTTATCGCGCCAGGTAATCTTTTGGACTATTGCGTTATTTGGTGGAGACACCACAAAACGCTGGTAGGTGTCATCGGTCTCTAGTTCCGGATTAAAGGTAATCCATATCTCGGAGTTGTCCTTACGGATCGTAGGAATCAGGACATTCCAGCTAGTTTTGGAAACAGTCTGCGCCTCCTCTACCCAGCAAATGTTGACACCCTCAAAGGATTTGACATTGGTAATATTGTTTTTAAGGCCAATAAAGAAGAACTCGGACCCATTCTTACCGCGAATGCTGGTCTGGGTTACCTCGTAAAAGGACTCTAAGCCTAGACTGTCAATCTGGTCTGTCAGCAGCTTATGAACAGAATCCTTAATCGAGACCTGAAACTCACGGGCGCAGAGTATGCGAATGGGGTCTTTGGCTGCCTTGATCAATAATGCTCTGGCAACTCCCCAAGACTTAGCGCCACCGCGCCCACCATAAAGAATCTTGTATCGTTTGGGCTCAAACAGAAAAGCCAGCTTAACGGGGAATTCAGCGTTAGCTACTGCGTCTACAGTCTCAAGCATCTTGTGGTTTTACGAACATAACTTGGATGCCGGCTAAGAGCGGAGTCCCATCGGTGTTTTCCATCTGATTGATCTGCACGGCTTTACCATCAAGCCGGTCAATGACCTCTTTCACCGCCCAGGCCTCGCCTTGTTCAGCTTGATTGATCAGCTGCTTAACAATGTTTTCCAGCTTTTGAGGTTCTTGAGTCAGCACCTTTCGGAGCCTGTCATAGAACATCTTGCCCTTTACAGCATTAGAATTTCCTGTCGGTGCGGCCATAGTGATTAACTCAATCAATAAGTTCCTGTAGTTAAATAATAAATCGTTTCTTGTTGTTTGTGTTAATCTTATACTGTAAACTGTTTACTCTTATGGAGAAGTTATGAAAATCATTAAATCGGAGTTCTGGCATATCCTACAAAAACATATAGCTCTAAGAAAGGCCAAAC